AGCCAGTCGCTCTGCTGTGAGTTGTCTAACATCGTCATAAATCGGCACTCCGGGCCAATGTTTTTTTAATACTTTCTGGGCATATGGCTCGATTTCACAAAACGCAACGGTCTCAAAGCCTGCTCGCTCTAAGCCAAGCGTAAACCCACCGATACCCGCGAATAAATCTAATACTTTCATGCCTCAGAGAGTGCCACATCACACCTGTTGTGTCATCTAACATTTAGTTATAAGTCAGTTGTAGCTTATAACCGTATACTCTGGGTCATTTTCAAGCATTTTTAACTCTTCGCGGTAGTGCTTGGCGATCTCGGCCCTGAGTTTTTTGTCCGTTTTCATAATCCCCCTAGCCTTCTCCCTCAGAAGCTCCATATGCCCCTCTCCTAGCGTGTTTGTCAGCCAGTCATGGAAAGCCACTGGGTTCTCCGTAAAGTGCCTATGATGGGCATGGCAGAGCGTCACAGCGTTATCTAATGACCACCTCACCACCTTTGATCGCCTGCCGTAGATGTGGCAGCACTCCAGGGTGTCTGGCCTGCCGCAATAAAGGCAATACTCATCCCTGGCCCTTACGCACTTGCTAAACCAAATATCTGCCGCATCTCGTTTAATGGACATTATCAGGCTCCGCTATTTCCACGACCTCAAGGTCAGTCATTAAACATGACATCCATAGATCAAAAAAATCGCTAATTGTCATATTTATTGTGATGCCCTCAGAAAACGTATCAGTGTAAACAACCGTTAATTTTGGGTTTGATAAGTCTGATACCGCGCCACCAACCTCTGCCGTTAGTAGGATCGCCTCACCCTTTGGCAACTTCACGCCCATTAATTCAATCATGCTCTTGGCCTCACAGTTATGCGCGATACCTCACCTTCTATCTTGTCGTAGGTAATGCACTTTGCGCCTCGTTGACTGACGTACCCGTGAGAACTGCTGTAATTGTCGCGGGCCGCGAGGGTAGGATGCTGTTCTATCGTGGCCCCAGCGTCGTCTAGGACCCGCTCATGGTGCAGGTGCCCGACATGGATGTACGCGTGTTTGCAGAGCCCCCACATTTCCCTAAACCTCGGCTCGCTGGCGAACAGCTTTTGAAGCTGGGCCATTTTCATGCGGTGACCGTGATGAAACCCCAGCATGATATCTCCGTGCTGGTAGGCGTAATACGGAAATTCGTTGTCAATGACCTCTACTCGAGGGTCATCTTCAAACCGATGCTTTATGAATTTACGCATCCAAACGCTAGAGGCAAGGTCATGATTGCCCTCTGCCTGAACTACGACAACCCTTCCGAACCGCTTAAGCATGATCTGAACAGCCTCAGTCATTACGTTAATGGTTAGCTCCACCAGCTTCGAATATCTATCGTCTCCTGTGAGGTGGTGGCCAGAAGTGGGCGTTACCTGCACTAGTCCATCCCAGTGCAAAAAATCGCCTAGCTGGTTCAAGATGCCGACTCCAGACTTGGGGCTTCCATTGATCATGTCATGTATTGAGTTTAAGAAAACATCGCGGGCAATCTTCACGTCCCAGTCATCCCCATCTGAGTCCTTCCACGCCTTCATGCCGAGATGAAAGTCCGTGATCGTTAGAAGGGATAGAAGATTTTGGTTTGAGGACGCTGGGGGTTTTGTGGGCTTAAATTTCGGTAGGCTTTTAGTGGCGCTCTCTATCCTCTCAATAAGTATCTCAAACTGACGCTCTTCATCAGTCTGGCTTTTGACCCATTGGCGAATTGGCTTGCCGTTTTCGTCGTAGAAGGTTGATACGCCCTTGATCTTATGGCCGTCTGGCACTGGGTGGTTCCAGTCATTACTTGGACTGTAGCCTCTTTTTGCAGCCTTGTTTTTAACAACTGTCAGCCTATCTCTTAACGCTGTTCTGCAGATTCCTAGCCTTGACGCGGCCTCTCTTTGGCTAAGACCCTCAATTTCAGTCAGCGTGACTGCATCTGCTTGCTCTTGTGTTTGGCAAAACTGTAGTAATGGATGGCCCACACTAACCCCCTTTGAGTTTCATATACTCCGAATCTATGGGACAGGTTAGCTTTACTCCGTGGTCTAGCGCCCAGCTTTGCACCTGATCCATAAAATCCATCATCTCCCCTCTACCGAGGCCGCTGGTTTCCCTAACCTGCCCCGGAATAACGGTTTTGTGGATTACTCGATCTTCTGTGCCAAGAAACTTGTACTTGAGAAGCTCTTTCATCGTTGCCTCTGTTATGTCTGCGCCCTTCGATGAGAAGTGATCTGCCATCTCTCGGCACCAAACATGGAACAGAGCATTCTGCGATAGCGACCGCTTCTCTTGATAGCGGCCAACTTTAAACTGTACTGGATACTCCCAATTCCAATTATCTCTCAACCATCGCTCAAAAAACACCAATCTTTCAGTGATTTGCGTCGCATCTTTAATAATCCAAAACTCAGACATTTTTAACAAGCCGCTCAATCATAATATCTAGCAGATGCCGGGCCTTACGAAGATCATCAACGCCACCTTTATCTTTGTACCGAGACACGTACTTAATCACTCCATGCTCACACGGGCCTAAGTTATTGGCTAGGGCGTATTCCAATGGCCCAATTGCCATGTTCTTATAATGCTCCCCGCCAACCTGTATCTGCATTGCCGAAGTGGTTAAATCCTTTGTAATATGCAAGCTCTCCGACATTTTCTTTCCTCCATTTTTTAATGATTAACTTGCGGCACTCGCTGCTCTTTATAAAACGCTCATTCCCTTTTGAGTCTTTTACCGTTGGAACAATAACGTCATCCAGCAGCATCACTCTGATAGCGTCCATCGCAAACTCATTACTTTGTTTGAGCCTTGTTGACATATCGCTTTTGGTAAAAGGGGTGCTAGAGCAAAAGCTCTCGGTTCTCGTGTATATTTCTATCGCCTCATCCAGGCTCATTTCGCGATTCATATGCCCTCCAATATCAGCGCGGTTGAGTTCTCCCTCTTTTTAAACGCCCGGCCAGATGTCTGATAAAGCCCTATCGTTCCCTCAAAGCCAGTGCCATGACGCTGTTTTGCCACTACCAGCTTGAGGTCTGACTGCTTTTCTAAAACCTCTTGCTCTCTTTCGTTTAGCGGTATCCCATACATCTGCTTGTTTAGCGCCTCTTTCCTTTTTTTGTTATGCCAGACGATCATCAAAAGGTGGCACTGATCCGTAATCGTCCCGCCGCCTCGTACATCAAAGCGAGTCGGGACATACTCATCTCCCCCCCGCTCTGGCTTCCTAACGTGATGCACAACAGCAATGTGTATATCCAGCGCCTCAGCCAATCCCATGAGTTGATTAAAAAATAACCGCTCACGCTGTATGTCCTCCGTGACGCCAGTAAACTGTAGATTATCAATGGCAACGATCTTGCAGCCTCGCCTTGCCATCGCGACAATCGCCCCTAAGCATTGAATAGGCTGAACCCCTCCAAGTATCCGATACCAAAAAATCTTGTCCTTTGACCAATTGGCAAACCGCTCGCCGTAATCCCTGGTTGGCTGATCGCTAGCGGCTGACTGCATACACATTAGCTTGGCAGTATCCTTAACGCTCATCTCAAAGCTAGCTAACCCAACGGGAACCTTTGATGCTGCCCATGTAAGGCACTGGTTTAAAACGGTAGATTTCATGTGGCCGTTAATACCCGCCCAGACTGAAACCTCGCCCATCCTAAGCCTGACAAGATCGCTTGTCTCAGCCCAGGGCAACTGAATGCCCGACTGGGCCGCATCGGTTACTAGATGGTTAAGAAACTCCTCCCGAAACGCATCAATGTCTACAACGTCTAAATCCTCAACCTTTCCATAAACGTCTTGCAAGTCTTTATCGGTAAAATCCTCAACCTCTGACTGTTGTATCTGTCTCATAAAATAAACTCACCATCATTCTTATTATCTTTAGGAAACACTGATTTCCACCCACACTCAATAGCCATGTCAACGCACTCCCTCTGCTTGGCATGACTCAAGGGCTTTAACTTGTTGGCAACTATCGCCAGCGATCTATCGGTAGTAGGCCCCTTAAACTCTTTACGATACGCCACCCAGTCCTTCCAGACACTTTTATCGACTTCCTCCGGCGGCTTGTAACGGCCACGTTTACCCCTTTGGTTGTTACTTGATGGTTCTATGGTGGTTAGAGTATTTAATTCTATACCGCTAGCGTTCTTTATTTGCGTAACGCTACTGGTATCCATCTGAAGACCGCTATCGCCGGTATTCATTTCCGTACCGCTAAGGTTCAAGGTGTAGATGGTAGACTTGTTAAACCTCGGCTCCTTCGAGATAAGCCCTTTTTCCACCAAGGCGGCTAATGCGCTGCAGACTGCATTGCGTGACGCGCAACTTCTGGTGATGATGTCTTGATAGCTAGGAAAGCATTTCCCTTGAGCGTCTGCCCTATCCGCTAAGGCAATGAGTACGGCTTTCTGAGTGCTGGTCACGTTTGTGACCTTGTTAAGGGCCCAATTAATAGCCTCAATACTCACGATGCTTCCTTAATGACCTTACTAACGAAACCATTAGCGCGACCACCTTTCTTTAAAGCTCTGGCATACGCCTGCTTATCGGCTTGGGTTAATTGCTTGCCGGTCTTTTTGGCATACTCAGCAAACTCAACAATGTAGTCCTCGACCCGATCATCACGCTGAACCCGCGTCCGTCTGTAACCATCATCAGGAAATAAGCTCGACCAGGACAAGCCGATAGATGTAAGAACGTCTAAGGCTGAACAGCCAGACCAACACTTGATTAAGACCTTGCCGTCATCAGTCTCAGTAATTCTTAGGCTTGGAGATTTATCCTGATGGGATGGGCAAGTGCAAACCCATCTCCCTGTACCAATTTGCTTAAAAAATGCGACACGATCCAAAATATCCTGTGCAGACACAGAACCCCCTTAGTATAATGTAGGTGAACTCCCTTGCCCGTATGGGCTTTAGCCCTCTTAACGAGGGCTTTTTTCTGCCAAAAATTCGGCAATGCTAACGTCTAACGCCTTGCACAGTGATTGCACCGTATGCACTTTCAGGTCGGATGATTTGCGCCAGCGGCTAATCTGCTGCTGACTCTTCCCCATTCGCTCCCCAAGCTCACGGCAGTTAATGCACCGCTTCTTTTGCGCCTCGCGTAGTCTATCGCCAACGTGAATAAACATACAGGCTCCTAGAAGGGAATATCCTCGTCCATTACTTCAGACTTCACGCCGTCAGGCTTCCAGTTGTCAATGACTGCGTAGCCCTTGCCACCCTTGCTGACCTTCATGTCCATGTTGATCCACTCGGTGTCAGGGTTCTGCTTCAAGTAGCCTTGCATCCACTCGCGAAACTGCGCCACGTTAATGCTGGCCTTGCCAATAACAAAGCTCGGCGCGTTGTCGTGCTTAGGCTTGGGGTAAATCCCTCCAATCATATCGTCCATTTTTTTCTCCTTACTGCTCTAGCAGTGTTTCGATGACTTTATTGGCTGTCTGGAACTCT